CGCCTTGTTGATTTGACGTAAAGTAAGGCGTGTCTTTCTTGTGTCGCTTTTCTTCATGATACTGTCATCCATAGAAGCATCATAGGACTTATCTTCTATTGGTTCCAGTGATTCTTTATCAAAATAAAATAACTCTCGCAGTATCATATAATTATTTAGCCTTATTGCTGTGGAGTAGTGCCACCGCCACCACCTAGTGGGGTACCAGTTGCTGTATCTGGTGGAGTCGCTTCACCGCCTGCTACTGGATCTGGCTCTGCTTCTGGATCAACTTCTTCAGTGCCACCTAAGTCGGCAGTTATACCTGCTCCACTTACACCAACGCCACGCATTTCACCTGCGGCGTCTGTTGGAGGAGATTTAAGATTTTCATCATTCTCTTCTCTCCAATAACGTTCGTTCTCTGCTAGTTCTTCTGCTGACATACCTAAGAAACGTTTCATTGCATATCTATTTGAAATGAAAGGAATCGCTTGTATCTGTGTAAATGTTCCAATACGTTGATTGTCTAATTCACTTTGTCTATAACTTGCAAAGTTTTGTGGAGTCTGTAATTCTAAATCAAACATTGCAAAGTCAACATTTGCACCTTTTTCCATCAAGTAACGTTTGAATTCTTGATCAAACTCTTCTGTTACAAGGTTTTGTAAACGTTCACAATATTTGTTAAATCTTAATTCTTGGATATATGCTGTACCTACTCTACCATCATTAAACTGACTCTGTCCTTCATCCTGTGCCGCACTTGGCAAATAAGAACTAGGAATACGTAAGCCTCTAATTAATTTGTTAGTAAAGTATTTTAGATCATCAATCTCACCTAGGTTAGTACCACCTGGTAATGTTTCTACTTTAGAACCTCTACCTTCTGCTGTTTGCGGAAAGAAGTAGTCTTCATTTGTTGATAATGGATTGTATGCACTGTCAATAACATTTGTTGAACCACCAGCCGCACTAGGAATACGTCTTTGGTGTATTTCTGTTTTAACACGTTCCACAAACTGCATTGCCAAGTGTGATGGCATATTACCTACGTCAATGTAAAACACTCTACGTTCTGGTGCTCTTTGTGTTCTGTAGATTATAATTGCATCTTCTAATAATTCTTTTTGTTTATAAACTTTAAAAATACTTTCTAATAGTGAATTACCAAATGGAAAGTTATTGTCTAATCCTTCACTTAAACTTAGATGTACAATGTGTTCCGCATCAATGGCAACTTCTCTTTGTTCAGTTCCAAATCTACTTCCTGCTTGTGATTGTGCATTACCAACCATTCCTCTTACACCACCTGTTAAGTAACCATCGCCACCGCCGGTAACGTTGCCGTTTGTTGTGTAAGGTGTTGTTGCAACCTGTTCTCTAAAATTAAGATTTACATCTCTTACAATGTATTGTTCTGGTTTCTTTCCTTCTGATTCATTAACAATAATACGTGTTACTTTTGCAGGATCAACATGAAACCACTTTTTAGTCTCTGGATCTCTAATAAAGAAAGCGTCACCAAACTTGAATACGTTTCTTAATATACGGAACATCTTTGTTCCAAAATCGTTTAATTTACACCATTGCTGTAAGTATTTCTGTAAAACAGTTACTTCTGAATTTGTTGCTTGTTGTTTAAAGTTAATCTTAAATGATGTGTTGTTTTGTTCATTCTGTTGAGAACAAAATTCTGCAAGTATATCCAATGCGGCATTTACTTCACTGTCATTGTCCATAACATTATATTGTCCGTATCTTTCAATACGGTTAGGACTTCCAACATACACATCAGGAAGATAAGATGAATAGTTTGACCTTGCAGGTCCTGGTCCTTGCCCACGTCCATTTATAGGACTGTAATTGTTACCAGTTCCTGTGCCCTGTTCAACTGGTGTAAAATATCTTTTCCAACTCATTTTATTCCTTATGCACTCGAATACATATCCGAAGTATTACTCTTTGTTGTTCTTAACAATGCACGTAGCAATTCGTTTTGTTCTTGTAAAAGTGCTAGTTGCATATTACCGCCATCAGTATTATTTACCGCCTTATCTGAATCTGCCATTGCCTTATTGGCCTGCTCTTTGACCTTCTTATCATTTTCTTGTGAGGCTTTGAGTGCCTCATCAACATCTTCTTTTGCTACTTTGGTAACAGCATCATCAGAATCTGGCACATTCATTGATGCTTTTTTGATTGCAGGAGCATCAGGTTCGTATGCTTCTGCTACTTTTTTATCCTGTTCGTCATCATCTCCACCAAACCAATTAAATGGATTTAGTTTACTTCCAAAACCTTTTATTGATTCCCATAAACTTCCAAACCAATCTCCTAGCCAACTGAACATACTTTTAATTGGTTCCCAAACATATTTGTTACCCAGTTCTAATATTTTGTCTGCACCAAAAATTAATGCCAATCCTGCACCAATGGCTAAGAATGGTCCTGTAATAACCCCTGTTACCATTAGCAATAGTCCTGCTAAAATACCTGTTGCTATCTTTGTTCCTAGTCCATCAAACATACTTGAAAAGAAATTACCTACATATTCTTTTATGTTGCTTATAATCTTATCAAATGTTCCTTTAGGATCTGCAATAAAATCGTTTACAAATTTTGTAAAACTTTCTATCACTTCTTCTACATAAGGACTTAATTTTTCCATCATCGCACTAACATCTTCAGTCTTAGGCATTAATTCGCCCAGTGCATCAGTGACCATTTTAAATATATCGCTTTCTAAAAATGATGAAAACAAGTTACCTCTAATCTTTGCAAGGTTTTGTTCTACCTGTGCTAGGGACTGTGTAACTTTATCTCTTTCTGCATTTTCTTTTGCTATCTTTTCTGCATCTTTTTCAGTCAATGCTAATAGGTCTGAGTTACTACTTAAAATTTTGTATAAAGCAGGATTTGTTTGTTCCAATGCTGTTAACTGTGCGGCACTCATATTCTTTGTATTCTTTTCAATAAGTGGAGCAAGTTCCATTAATCTATTGTTTAGTTCTGCAGGATCAAGATCACCTGCCGCCATTTCTTGTGCAAGTTTAACAAACTCATCACCGCCCATTGCCATTAACATCATACCTTCTTCAGTTTGTGCGGCGCCGTCTGCCAAATCTTTAAATGCATCAGAAAGTCCAGGCACTTTATTGTCTAAGAATGCTAGACTGTTTGTTAAGTTTTCTCGTGCTTGGCCTTCTAACTTATTGATCATATTTCTCATTCTGGCATCACCTTGCTGTTGCACCCTAGCCGCTTCTGCCTCTTTACGAGTCATACCTGTGACTTTTGCTAACTTGTCAAGTTCCGTTAAGTAGATACCTGCACCTTGTGTAAGTTGTGCATCACTCATTCCACGTAGTCTACCACTTCTTGCCATTTCTTCGGTGTATGCAATTAAGCCTTCATTAACACCCTCCATGGTGTAACCCATGCCTAAGAAATCCTGTTCACTTGTTCTTAAATTTTTACTGATTCTTCCGAAACGTTTAGCACCTTCTGTAACACTGCCTCCTAGCCTTGACAATTCATTTGAATTACTTGCTACCATGTCTGCAAACATACCCAATGGCATTTCCGCCTTAGCGGCCGCTCTGGCAATGTTGAATATATTATTACCAAAACCTGCTCCTGATTCTGATAAGTTTCTAAAATTATCTACAAGTCCTTCTGCTAATCCAACCAATGATCCTAGCGGACCTCCAACAAGCGGTATAGCACTTGCTAGATCACTCATTCTGTTACCAGTGAACAGTAATGTTTCTCCAAAATCGTATGCTGATCCTAATAGATCACCGGCAAATCCTAGTAATCCTTTGGTTGCTTTTGTTATACCTTTTCCAAAATCATCAACAAATGTTGTGGTTTCTGCAATGCTTTTACTGAAATCGCCAGTTTCTTTATTGGCTTTCTTCATTGTAGGGCCTATTCCACCAGCACCGCCGCCTGGACCAGCACCACCACCAGATCCTCCTCCGCCACCACGACCACGTAGTGCTTTCAGGATTTCCTGTAAAGTGCTGTCTTCTGCCGCGTTTTTGGCTATAACGTTGCCGACTCCTGGAATGTTTACTTCAACTGCCATTAATTAAATACCCATATAATTAGACTCTATAAATACTAATGCTAATACACTTATTTAGCAGGAGAAAAAGATGGATAAAAATAATGTACCACAGGCAGGAACACCGATTCAACCTTTGGGACAAAATCCGTTACAGAAACACTTTAGACAGCCTAAGATCTATCTGAAGTTGCCTAGTCAAGGACGTTGGTATCCCAATGGTGCTATTGATATGCCTGAGAACGGAGAAATACCAATCTACTCTATGACGGCCAAGGATGAACTTACGTTCAAGACACCTGATGCACTTTTAAACGGCCAATCAGTTGTTGACGTGATACAAAGTTGTGCTCCAAATATTAAAAATGCTTGGGCAGTACCGTCAGTTGATTTAGATTGTTTACTTGTCGCAATTAGAATGGCTACCTTTGGTGAAAAACTAGAAGTAAACGTAACAATACCTAATACCAAGATTGAAAAATCTTATGAAATAGATTGCAAGATATTAATTGACACTTATCTTGCCGCAGTGTTTGAAGACATAATTCACATTGATGGATTTACAGTAACACTGAAACCTATTAATTATAAGACTTTTACAGAAATGGCAATTAAAACATTTGAAGAACAAAGACTTTTACAAACTGTGAATAACGATGACTTTGACGCAGGTAAAAAGTTAGAAATGTTTAACAAGAGTTTTAAAACATTGACTGACATCAACGTAAACATTATGAAAGATGCAATAGTATCAATACAATGGCAGAATGAACCAGCGGTTACAAACCCTATTCATATTGCTGAATTCATTGACAGTGCAGATGCTAAAGTTTACAATGGTATTAAAAAACACATAGACGAAAACAAGAAGAAATTCCAAACACAGCCTATGACTGTGCAGGCAACAGACGAAGAAATCGAAGCAGGGGCTCCTAAGACTTTTGAAGTACCTATTTCATTTGATCAGTCAAATTTTTTCGCGTAAGGATCTTAACGTGGCCAGTCAAGAAAATTCTTGATGAGGTAAGGTCCATGGAAGGCCAGTGTAAGCAACTCAAACATACCATCGGAAAAATTTGTTGGTATATGAGAGGCAGTGTGACCTTATCTGAAGCATACGAAATGGGGCCTGAAGATCGTGAAATATTTTCTAAGATAATTAACGAAAATTTAGAAACAACTAAAAAAACACAGATGCCGTTCTTTTAATGCAAGACTTGATTATAATTATTATTTTGATTTTATTAATTTAGGCAGTAGCGCCTTGAGCCTGTGCGGCTTTGCTAACTACTTTCTTAGCCACTGCGGCTTGAGGTGTACCTGCTTTTACTCCAGGTGCACTTATTTGATCTTTTACTAAATCACCAACACCTGCTTTTTCAATCTCACGTGCCAATTCTGCTAGTTTAGGATTACCAAGTTTAGCGGCTGTTGCCTTGTCGGCAATTTTACCTGTCTTGTTGTTAATCCATTGTGCGCCTTTCCATTCAAAGTCGCCTGACACAACACCTGCGTTTGTACCAGTTTGTTTTTGCATATCAAATGGTCCATCGTTCTTTGGATCTTTTGCCTGTCCTGCCGTTGCACCTTTCTGTGCGGCACCGCCACCTTGTGCTGGAGCATCACCTGTACCACCTTGTGCATCACCTGTACCACCTGCTGGGGTATCACCTGTTGCTGGTTTATCACCTGGCGCCGTAGCACCTGCTGGTGTTTCTGGTTTTTTAGCATCTGCTGATTTGTCTATTGAAACGTTTGCTTCTGTACCAACTGCTTTAATATTATCATCTGACATACCAAACGAAGACAGTATATTATAAATTGCACCACTGTCAGTTGGTTTACCCATTTTTTCCCATTCCGAATTTAATTTCTTAACTGTAATTTTTTGTCCTAATTCTTTTGCAGTTGATTTTACTGCGCCGCCTACTGCACTAGCACCTTTTTTAATTGCTCCGCCTACTGCACCTAAGGCACCTTTTATACCTCTACCTGCTTTGGCACCTAGTGTATTAGGATTGTTTAATGGTAATTCACCTTGTGCATCTGCTGTTGCTGTTGCCGCCGGTGCTTCAGCCAAGTACTGTTCGTACAAGTGTTCGTATGCATCTGCATAAGATACTGATTCAGTTCCTCTTACTGCAACCCTGTCATCTGCTGGATTGTCTTCTCCACCTTTTAGTCCTAATTCTAATTGTTTCTTTTCTTCTGCATCAATTGGCTTAGACTTATGCATTTCTTTTGCCTTGTCGTCAACCATTGCCGCCGCACCCTGGGCCACTGCCGCAACTTTTGGAGTTGTATCTATAATAGCATTTAGTAAAGGTTCTACTTCGTCATATTTTGCAATCAATTGATCTATTTGACCTACTGATATTGAATTTTTTGGTATTTCTGAAAGTGTTTGTGCTAATGTTGTTAATTCTTTGTTTGCCACCTGAGCACCTGCTAGGAACTCATGCATTTTTGCTACTTCTTGATAGTACTCTGGACTAAATGTTTTTAATCCGCCTAAAACAGATTTAAACTGATTATATTGTGCAACTTGATCTGCTGTTAATACAGTTTCATAATTGTAATAGAATGCGTTTACATTACCTTGTAAAGTTAATTTTTTAGCACCTTCTAATGCACCATCGGCCATGCCTGCGTCAGCATAAGCACCCTTGACTGCATCTTGATAGTTTGCATCCATGAAACCTTTTTCCATTGCCGCCACTTCTGCTTCATTTGCCGCCGCAATATTATCAATCATTTGATCTGAAATGTATCTGAATGCCATACCAGCAAGAGCACCATAGGCCGCTGTTTTAACTGACTTACCAACTGCTGTTGAAAGTTTTTCACCTTGTAATAAATCTTTTGAAGCACGGAAAATTAAACCTGCGGCCGCACCACCCATTGGTCCGCCGGCAAACGCCGCCACAGTAGTTAAGATACCAACTGCTAAACTTGCCTTGCCTGGATTTTCTTTCGCCCAATCACTAACCTTTTTAATGCCTTGTACAATTTTACTGTCTGAGTTTTCTGCTTCAATCTTCTTTTTAAGTTCTTCAAACTTTTGGTCCATGTTTTTAATAGGACCAGCCTTTTGAGCCATTGCACCAAGTTCATTAATTTTTGCATCTACCTTTTTAGCAATGTCTACAGGAAGTTTTGCAATACCTGCCGCAACACTACCTACTTTACCTAATGCAGTTTTGTTTTGTCCACCAGCAATGCTTTGTGCTTCTGCACCTTTGAATATTGCTTGGATTTCGTCAGCAGTTAAACTTGCTTCTGAAACTTTTTTAAATTCTTCTAATAATGGCCAAAGTTCCTTTTCCCATCTGCCAAGATATACTCTTTGTGTTTCAGTTAATTCTTGATAGCCTTCTGTAAGAATACTTGCAGTTCTATTTGATTTTGGAAATTGGTTTACTTCAGTAATTTTCATTATATCATTCCCGCTAATTGTTTTTTCTCACCAGCACTCATTTGATCTAACTGTTTTTGTATGCTTGGAGGAATGCTTTTTGCACTACCTACTGTCGATCCGTTTTTAGTTGGCGGAGCCTTGCCAGCGGGTGTTTGTGCTGAACCTGTGCCTTGTGCCGCAGGTTGTTGTTGTGCGGGAGCACCACCGCCTACGTTACCAGCCGCTTGACCTTGTGCTTGTTTTCCTTGTGCTTGTCCTTTAGCACCTTTTTGGCCTGCTGGTTGATTTGGAACACCGCCCTTACCTCTGTATGAATCCTGTACTGCTTTCATAATTGCTTGGTCTACTTGTTTTTTAGTAAGCACACCGTCTTGCGGTACGTTTTGTGTAGGCATCTTTTTAGTAGTTAAAAAGTCACGCAAACTAGCAGAATCTATTGCGTTACTGTATTTTTCACCTACTTGTCCAAGATATGCTCTGAAATCTGTGAATAGTGCGTTGGCTTTATCCGCCGCATCTACCTTACCGGCCATGCCGGCCGCGGTGTTTTTAGCACCAACTTTAGCCAAAACCTTAGCACCTATCTTACGTGCAACGTTCCCCAACCCACTTGCAGGCTTCTCTTTTAAGGGTGTTTTTGTAGATTCATAAATTATTTCGTGTACTTTCATGCTAAAGTCCTAATTTTTTAACTAATACTATTTAGTTCAGTTAGGTCATATTAAATAATAAACTATGGAACAACCAAATACGAAGTTTGTAGTTCTTAAGAAGAGCGATTGCACAATGTTGAACAGTTTTGACGAAGCGTCGCAATACTTAGGTATAATGAAGGATCAATACCCGGAAGAAGAATACGAGATTCTGGAAGTTCATCCGCCACGTCCTAGAGGAATGGGCCGTGATCCTGATTTGCATTAAACTATAAACAAAGTTATAAGTTGATCTAAAGATCAACTGTGTTTTCGCTATCGCTCTAACACTCTATTTGTGAAACAATAAGTTGCGTAAGCAACTGCTATCATGTAGATAGTTGAGCCATACTTCGCCCGTTGCCGGGCAAAGTAAGAAAGCCATCATGTGAGATAAGCGTCCCATCTTAACAAAAAGGATTACATAATAATATGTACGGAAGCGGTAACCCGTCAACTCCCTACCTTAGCCTTCGCATAAGTTACGGAACATTAATATATCCTTGTTAAGCAAAATATATTAACGGTGTGGTTGCTTTTTCTCAGAGCCACGATCTTTTAATACCTAAGTTAGTATCAACCTTGCAACGCACGAGAATCTGATCACAAGATCCGTGTGATCTCAACGTGAGTCGAACTACTCCGACCAAACAGTGTTGCTATTTTAAGCCTTTAAGTGCTTCTTTAAGAATTTTTGAGCCGCCTACTCTAACGTTTATAATGCCATTATAGTAATCATCAGTTTCTAAGACTTTTCTTTCGAATTGTTCTCTTGCCTCTAAGTAACTTGCTACGCCTCTGCTAGGACAAATGTACAATATTTCCCTAGTAAACTTATCAGTGCCTAATTTTTCTACGTCTTCTTTTAAGTGATCATTGGAACCCCAATAGTCTTTCCAGTCACTTTCTACTTTGCTTCTTCTTTTGTTTATCTTACCCTTGAGTGGTGGGCGAGTCTTTTTGAATTTAGCGAGTTTTTTGCCGATGTACTTACGTCCGTTGGTTGTATTTGTAATAAGATATACAAAGGCTTCACAACCAAGGGGTAGTTCTTTCACTGTTTTACCTTTGTAAGTCCACTGCATATGGATACTTACCAAGGTCTAATTGTCCTGCTCGTCTTTTTTGGAATCTTCTCTACGGTTTACGTAACTGTCTTGAACCTCATTCATGCGGATTTTGGCAAGATCTCTTATTTCACGCAACCATCTGCGTGTTTCACGACGTGGTCTAATACCACCAGTCTTTTGGTATTGTTCGTTTGATTTAAAGTATTCTAGATATGCTTTAACTAGTTTATCGTGATTGTCATCAGTCATTGTTTATGCCAGTATAGTTACTATCTTTCCTGCTAATCCAGTAAACCATTCTTCATCATGACCTCTTGTTGTTTCTGCCGCGGTGCCAATTCTTATTCCGCTTGTTTCTACAAATGATCTTGGATCATTAGGAACGCCATTTTTATTTACAGTGATGCCATGTTCTTCTAATTCATTTGCGGCATCTTTTCCAGACCACTTACTATCACTTAAATCTAAAAGTAATATATGACTGTCTGTGCCATCTGTTAAAAGTTTAAAGTCATTTTCTTTGAAAACTTTTGCCATTGCTCTAGCATTGTCTACAACCTTGTGTGCGTACTTTGTAAAGTCGTCAGTGTTTGCTTCAATGAAAGCCTGTGCCTTTGCGGCAATGATGTTCATCAGTGGTCCGCCTTGTGTTCCTGGAAAAATTGCACCATTAATCTTTTTAGTATATTCTGGATTGTTCCATAAAATTATTCCGCCTCTAGGACCTCTTAATGTTTTGTGAGTTGTGCTTGTAACAAAGTCTGCATGATACAAAGGACTTGGATAGGCGTTACCGGCAATCAATCCTGAGTAGTGTGCCAT